TAATAAGTAATCTAAAGAACCATCTTCTATTCCTTGACATACATATAAAGCCATCGGATTCGTCATCTCCTTCTACCCCCTTAATAGTTTTCAATCATATAATTTAACACATCTGATGTTTGACTTAAACTCGATGTGAGGGTGTCTATTGTATCTTGCATAACTTCTGTATCTGTCTTTGGTGCTGGAACATTTTTAATTGCATCTATCTCAGCTTGTGTTAATCCTTCTACCCATGTATTACCATCCCATTTAGGTTTATAAAAACCATCAGGGCAAATAATTTCTATACAATCGGAAGGAATTGCCTTACTATCTTGTAAAATTACATCTTCAATATAAAACCCATTGCTATCTATTCTTAATACTTTTCTCATAACAACCTCCTATAGTTCCGCTATATATGGTAACGTACTTATTAGTGTATCTGATGCTGATGCTCCCGAAACAACAGTAACATTCCCAACATAATCAATATAAATCATGCACGTTGCTGGATTGGTATTAACCATAAAGTATGTAGTCTGAGCTGGTCTATATCCTGCTGGTAAGATGAATAGTACTGTGCCTAGTGTAGTTGCTCCACTTTTAATCATACCTTTTATATGAACAAATCCCATACTATCTTTCATATATCCCGCAGTTGCATATGAACCTCCCAAATTTACCCATCCATTAAGTAGCGTTGGTGCTATCCAAGGGTTTTGCAAAATATTTGTATTAGTAGGAAATCCACTAGTTAAATAACCATAAAGTGTATCCTCCAACTCTGCATAGAAAGTTACCGGATAAGCACCATCTACAATCTGAATACCATCATAAACGCACCATTGTGTAGTACTACCAGAACTTAAAGTAACCCTTACATACCATGCATCTATAGGTGTTACAAAACTACCAACAACTCGTATAGTTGCATTCTTGTTAACTGCATTTGAACCATTTGTATTTGTAACAAAGGATGGGCATACATTCCCGTTGAAGGTCTGCGTTGAAGCTACAGTCAAACCACTGTTATACACATCAACTTTTATACTGTAATTGACTGAACTTCCACCAGTATTCCTATAAAAATGAGGCGTTACAAAGGCTGACATAGTGTAAGTTTTTCCTGCGGTAACTGAGTAAGCATAACTCTCGCCCCACACATTATTAGCACTCGAAACAGCTACGCTTAGACTACCAAAAACTGAGCCATATGGTTTATTTACAAGTCTTGGAGAGCCAACCATTGTCCAAAATGCAGTAGAAATCATTGCTCCATCCATGTTAACTGCATCCCATGAACCTACCGTTAATACTAAATTTTCAAATCCTGCATCATGCATGATATTGGACTTAGAACTTAAAACTATTTGAGCACCAGTGTCTTCAATGACTCTGTAGTTTCCTTGATTAACTAAAATTCCTGTGTTATCAACTGTAACAACTGTATTGTTACCCGAATCTTTAATTATTTCACTTCCGTTGCCATTTGCAGCTCCACCAAGTGTTAAAGTACTTCCAGTTATAGTACCCCCATTAATTGCAGGGCTATCTATTTCAGTTTGAGTTATTTTAGTAGCTGTAATAAATGTAGGAAGTGCTTTTGTTATTACTATCGAACCCGCAACCATAATTGTTTGACCTGCATAAGTTACAGTTAAGGAAACCATGTTGCTTCCTGTTGCATATGTTCCTGCAACTGTTGGTGTAAATGAACTTGTAGTTGATGTTCCACTTAAATTTCCTGAAGCTGACCAACTCCAAGTTAAAGGAGTAACTAATATTCCATTTTCATACAAATTACATGTAAATGCCGATTGTGCGGGGGCTGGATTTGCTCCACTTGCGTCATAGGCAACTGTTCTTACCCCACCAATTAGATTTAAAACATAACTTTTTCCGTTTGTACCATTAGTACCATTTGTACCATTTGTACCCGATGCACCTTGTATTAAACTCCAAGAATACATTGTGTAAGTAGGACTATCTGCTAATGTACTATCTGTATATTGTCCTATATAAGTTTTCCCAGAAGATACAACAGTATCAAATCCTACTGAACCATCCGCAGAAGTTGCATAAGCAATATGAAGATATGCAGGTGTTCCATTAGTACCATTAGTTCCATTAGTTCCCGCAATACCATTAGTACCATTTGCACCTTGAATTAATGACCATGTATACAGTGAGGCGGTATTACTATCTGCAACTATACTATCGACATACATTCCAATATATGTTGCACTTGAACCATCAGTTGTTGAAAATCCTGTACTTCCAGTCGAATTAGTAGCATAAGCAATATGGGTGTAGGATGAAGCTCCATTTACACCATCTGTTCCTGCTAATCCTGTACTTCCTGTTGTTCCTTGTAATCCCTGTAATCCAGTTTGACCTGCAACACCTGTTGCTCCTGTAGCACCAGTTGCACCTGTACTTCCTGTTAGCCCTGTATTCCCTGTTGCACCTTGAATTAATGACCATGAATAATCTGTTGCAATTTCACTTTCAGTTGATGCCAACTTATTATAGGCTATCCCCATGTAAGCCATTCCAACTGGACTGCCATTTATTCCTGCACCTAATGAACTCGTTCCGTACATAATCCAAGTATAAGTAATTGCCCCATTTGCCCCAACTGCTCCTGCAATTCCTTGAATTCCAGTTGCACCTTGAGCAGATAAAATTGTCCAATAAGTTGTGTTTGATAAAGCTTCATTAGTATTTGAAACTTTGCAACTATAACTATTTAATCCATCAGTAACTATATCTACGTAAGTTGAATTATTTAAATAAGCAGTTGTACCATTCCACAATCCCTTTGCTCTAAAACTTACCCCAATTGCACCTGTTGCCCCTTGTATTAAACTCCATTTGTACATAGTGTAAGTTCCGCTGTCTGCAAGTGTACTGTCTGTATACTGACCAATGTAAGTCTTCCCAATTGAAACAACGGTATCAAATCCTACTGAACCATCTACACTTGTTGCATAAGCAATGTGTAAATAAGCTGGTAATCCATTTAATCCGTCTATACCTTGAATACCTTGAGCCCCATTTGCACCTGCTATTAATGACCATTCATACATGGAAGGAGTTTCACTATCGACAACTATATCATCAACGTACAGACCTATATAAGTTGCTCCTGAACCATTGGAAGTAGAAAATCCTATTGAGCCATCTAAACTTGTTGCATAAGCAATATGGGTATAAGATGAAGCACCATTTAAACCATCATTTCCTGTTAACCCTGTATTCCCTGTTGTTCCTTGTAATCCCTGAACTCCTATCGGTCCGGTTGACCCAGTTGCTCCTGTTGCCCCTGTTGCTCCTTGAATTAATGACCATGAATAATCTGTAGGTATAGAACTTTCCGTAACTACTGTCTTATTGTAGGCTATACCTATATAAGCCATCCCAATTGGAGAACTGGTTATTCCTGTTCCTGTTGCACTTGTAGCATATTTTATCCAAGTATAAGTAATTGCTCCATCTCCATTAACATTGACCGTTGTAGCAACTATATCTATTTGATCTTGCTTTAAATCTATATAGGATGTACCATCTAAATTTCTTAATTGTGTACTATTAGTAGAATAATTTGGTATTACATTAGGCTGACTCCAAATTCCTAAAAGGGCGATTCCGTCTGAGAGATCATGCCGCCTTTTTTCTATCTGATTTTGAATTCCACCTAAACTCCACCATGCGTCAATTGTCATATCTGCGAATATTACAAGACATTCATCCCCTATATTGACTGGCATTGTCAACATATACCCTCCAGCTCTTGGAATAACTATAGGAACATCTAATAACAAAGGAAGATTGACCCATTGTTTTGAACCATCTTGATTTGTAATTTCTTCTCTCAGGCACGGTTGGACTGTTACGGTTTGTGCTACCGGATCAAAACTTTGAATTATTCCAGGTTCAGCACATCTTGTAGTACTCTTTATAGTTTCACCTAGCTTACGATATAATTCATCTTTTGATTGACTTAATTGACTTATATTTCGCATAATTCCACCCCAATTTGTTACTGTTAGTTTTTCCACCAAAACTTATATATTTCCTAAACTCTACCTTCTGCACGCCAAAATATTTCTTCTGTAAGGGTACTATCAGTTGATACAGTAAAACTTGTAATTGGAGCAGCATGAGTATAAGACGTCTTAGGAGTATATGTTAAGTGCATTCCAGTTGTACAGTTGGTATTAATACCACTTATGATCGTGACTGATATTGCGAGTGGTACTGTTACCCCCGCTCCTGGTGGAACTGAAAATCTCCCCCATTGAGACATAAACCCTTGCTTAGTTTGAATATATCCATTTAAGAGACCCCCTGTGTCCTGACTTTGTCGGATCGTATAATCCGTTATAGTTTTTATTTCGTTACCTTGTGTTGTTAATGTATTGTCTATAGCTACTATTTCGTTACCTTGTGTTGTTAATGCCGTGTTTATAGTTCCTATTTCGTTACCTTGTACTGTTAATGTCTCGCTATTATTGCTTATTTCGCTACTGTGTGTTGTTAATGTGTTGTCTATGCTTTCATTTATATCCTTTTGCGTTCCATTTGCTATAGTTTGAAATAATACATTGGTAGATATAATATTATAATCATATTCGAGATTACTTATAGTTGCAGTTACATCAGCAGCATCACCTATCGCAGCATTAACTTGGTAAGCCCAAGAATATGCGCCTTGCGAAGCTGGTGCCATATAGTCGCCTTCTGTTCCAGCACTTGCATAACCATATAAAATGTCCCCAGCCCATAAGCCTATCTCGCAGGCATATGTAGTCACAGTCATAGCACTGTTATTTATAATACTCGATATTATTGCTTGTTTATTTACAGTATCTGTAACAATGCCTGATATAGCTATATAATTAGTTGGTGTTATTAGCGCTAATAAACTAGTTGGGTCTTGAATTCCTATTTGTCCAGAGCCTATTTGCATCCTAGTAAAGACAATAGGTGTGCCCCCTTGTGCCTCTGCATATAAGAGTTTTCCTGCATCTGTAATTACCATATTATTAAAAACAGCCATCTAATTTCCTCCTTTAATGTGTATTTGTATGTGTATTAATAATAAGTTACATTATCCATAGTAATTACAGAAGTTTGAATAACACTTACTATCATGCCTAAGTATGGTACAAATGGTATTACAGATGGTGTTATATAATTAAGCTTTACGCCTTCAGGTTTAGGAATAATATAACCTTGTTGAATTAAATCCTGTCTTATTTGACTTACATAACCAATTACATAGGCATTGACACTCATATCCTGATTATCTTGCAATCGAAGTAGTATTGAATTATGAAATACGTTGTTCCATATTTCATATATTTGTGGAGTTGTTCCTTGCCAGTTACTCTTGGCAATTTTAGCTCTAAGTACTAATTTATACGTTTCATCATCCATGATCGGGTTATTACCATTTAAGGGCTGAAAAGTAAGTAACCTACTTACCCCAATGATTTCACCCAACACATCTAGTTGAACTCCTATTGCATTATTAATATCAAAGTTACTGTCCATTGCTGCGAGAACTAAGTACATCCCTTCAACAATATTAAGACTACTGCTCAACCATGCTATGAAATTAGGTTTATCAATATGTTCACTAGTAATACTATTAACATAACTATCTATAGCCACCTAAGCGCCTCCTAAACTACTACATTTGCAGTAATATAATTTATATCTCCTCTGCAAACTTCATTATAATTTAAACCTATATCTGTACTACTTTGCGTGTTGCCATGCCTTGCAGCAGTAATAGATGTAATTGAATACATCGGGTTTGTTAAATTTGGCATAGCCTGTAAAGCAATTCCCCATAACGCTGATATAGATAAATTGCCTCCTATACTTAAAGAATTAAGATAAGTCTGCAAATTAGTTTTTATGAGTGCTGTAGTTGCTGTAGTGTATCCTGTTAATTGTTTAATATTAACGGTCACATCTATATCTACATATATTGGTATACTATAGCCGATAGGTATTAGTTGCCCTGTGCTATCTGCTACATTTACTATATTTGCACCACCTGCAAGACAGCCAATTCCCTTATGAATGAATATAGCATTTGTTATATCTATACTACTACCACCTTCTACCACTGCTGTAATACTATGAGGAGGTAATCCATTACCATCATCAACACTAGTATCATTTTCATAAACAACGCTTCGAGTAACTCCAATAACTTGAGCTATTGCACCTTTTGTACCTTCTAACATTGTTATACTTGGTTCTGCCGTACTATTAGCTTGTCTTATTCTTAATAGACTATCATTCTCTATATTTGATCCTAATTCACCATTAAGTGAATTGTAAACTCCATTCCAGCCATAAGTAGGATTAAAAATACCTGTTATATCCCCAGGGTTTGATACAATTGGTCCAGTAATTTCACATGTAGCTAATACATCTATTGTTCCCAATGTAGGTATAGTAACGGATGGAGGTAGATCCCATTTAATATTACCAATATCTGTAGTTATTCCATTAACAATTACTGTTTCAGGTATACCTGTTATTGTTACCATGCATGTACTATAAGTTGCGGGCATTCGCATTATTCCATTAATTGCTACAATTGAATCTAGCCCATTTCCAACAGCGACATTAGGTCCTCTATTGTTATAAACTAACATTGCTATTTGGAAAGTATCATATATTTTCTCTGCTACTACTGCAATAAATTGATAATCCTGACTATCAATTCCCACATAAATATCTTGTCCGAAAATGCTTTGTGCATCTGATATAAGTTGATCTCTTATGTCACTATATATTGGCATATGAAAACCATCTATGTCTAAATAAGGGGAAAAGTACATTTTTAGCATCTCCTTTCTCTAAGAGGTCACAGTTGTTACCCCATATTTTGTTGTTACACTACAAGTAAATGTATATACTCTGTTTTCATAAGTACTTATAAAATCTTGAATACTTATTACATCTTGTGTTCCACTAATAACATTTTTAATTAATAAATCTACTATTGCTATATTATCTGGTGTTCCATTTTGTCCTAGTATACTTTGGAACAGCGGTAATCCTTGATCCAGATCCTCCCACCACTCATTTTGCAATAATGCTAATCGAGTTTTAATTGCTTGCGCAACACTGTATTTCCCATATGTGAAATTTTGTTGCCCTTTTCCAAATAAATAATCTCCATTTGCATCTAAAATTCGATAACGTAGTGACATTCTAACCACCTTCTTCTAAAATTGAACATAAAAAATCACCCCATAAAAGAGTGTCTTAAACTATTATTTATTCTTTTTGTGGATTGAGTTAATGCTTTTCCTACTGGCCATTTTCTTTTTATTCTTCCCTCTAATATACGAAGATTAATTTTATATAAATCTGCCCATTCAGATAATGATTTAGTTTTACCACCAAATTGTAAGAATGTAGTATTTCTTTTGTTGTTACACTGTTGTTTTTGTGTAACCCATCTACAATTATTTGGTTCATAGTTGCCATCATTATTTGTTCTATCAATACTTAGAGTATCTTTATATCCATTATTTATAGCCCAATCATGAAAATCAATAAATTCATCTTGCCATTCTTGACAAACTGTTATCCCTCTACCACCATAGTCACTATAGTTTTTATCATTTTGGTTGAAACACCTTTGTCTCATATGTTTCCATACATTGTATAATCTTGTACCATGATATCCATGTTTTATGTTAGTGCATCCGCAACTTTTACTAGTACCATTTTTCAAATTTCGACCTATAACTATAGTTTCTTTACCACAATCGCATTTACATTTCCAAATGGTCATATGTCCATCTTTAGCTTTGCCTGCATACTCAATTACAGTAAGCCTTCCATATTTGTCCCCTACTAAATCTTTAATTTTTCCCGTAATAAACCTACCTCCCTTAAAATTGAACATAAAAAACACTCCTAAGAGTGTTTTATCTAATTTGTAACTGCTGGTATAATTCCCCCTGCCTGACTCACAGTTTCGAACTGGCAAAACCAATCGCTACCTCTTGTATCTCCGGTGTAAGTCATCTTCACAATTCTGTAGATTCCATCTTTATCAAGTGAACGGAAAATAGGAGAAGAACTAGTATTTGTACTTGCATCAGTACTTGCACTAGGAGCTTGACCAGCATCCGCAGCAATTAAAGCTTTTATTCTACCTATTTTATATGTTCCATAGATAGGTTCTTCTGCTACTTGTTCCGGCCAAGGTTTATTATCTGTACTTGCTGCATATAAATTATTATTTCCAGCGTATATAGCAATATGATAACAACCGCTACTATTAAAATAAAAAACTAAGTCTCCAGGTAAGGCATTCGCTAGAGCTACTATTTGTCCACCTCTATCGGGTTGTACTTGTAACCATTGAGGACCAGTTATATCATCTATTTGCACTCCTGCTGCTGCATAGCATTTCACAACAAAACTTGAGCAATCATAATATGTTTTGCCATTAACAGTTTGGTTTCTAAGTGCTTCAGAATATCCAACATTATTATCATCACATAATGTTTGTGCTTCACTAATAATTTTATTTCTTACGGTGCCTCCTGAAGAACTAAGGGATGAACTACCAGTAGCAGGCACGGAATTACTTGTACCTAAATTTAATTGTTCTGCTCTAACTAAACTATTATCTATATGGATTAAAGTGTTAATTTTCATTGTCGGATTTAATAAACATTTCCCTGAAATTCCGTAATCTGTTTGTTGTGGCGTACCTATCAATCCAGATGCAATGTTTAAATCGAATATCGTGCCATCTGGAAGATCCACCATATTTATAATATTGATTTTCCCATTTTCTGTATAATATTGTGAATTATTACTTTGTGCTATCTGCCTTAAATAATCACTAGATTTACCAAAGAACACTTTACCTCTTGTAAGCGTTCCTGTAGTTTCAAGACCCCGTGAAATACTCCCTAGTGCTACAGGATATTTAGCGCTATTTGCTATATGATCTACAAGTGTTCTTGCAGTTTGACCTCTAAGAACAGAAAAATTGGCTATATTAAAATTGACGGATCTATCCGAATCCAATGCTATAATTATTAGTTCATAAGTTGTTGAATCGGTTTTGTCTCTTATCGTTTGAAGTATATCTCCATCGAAAATCAAACCAAATTGAGTTCCTTCATATCCAGCTTCTACAGTAACTCTTGTGCTATTCATTTCAATTGCATTTTCTGTATCAGCACTTAAATTATCTATTACTATTTGGCTCATGTTTGGTTCCATAACCATTGTTTGTATGATAGAAAATGTGCATCTTAGCGCTGATACATCAAAAGCATTACCTGTATTATCGCTTAAAGTAATTCTGCATCTTCTACCAAATAAAATATCACCAGTTTTTTGACTACCTGCTACAACTTTAAAATTTGTTGATATTATATCCAAACTACCTGTGTTATCTGTAGAACTAGGGCTACTTGAGCCTGAAAATTGATTATAATACTGATTTGCTTCCTGTTGTCTTACATTTAAATTTGCCATAGAAGGATTAGGTCTTTCCCAACAAAAACATACAGCTGCGGTTAAGGTTGCAACACTACCTGCCCCTGACATAAATTGTGCATTAGTCGAATATCCACTTTTATTACTCCATTGATAGTTAGCACCTGTAATGCTAGAATTTTTTCCTGTTAGTTCAGTCCATAGAAAATTTAATTGATGTGTTAAATCAGTTCCGTAGGCTTCAAGTTGTGTACGTCGACCATAGGACCATTGGCATAATCCAAAACCTGCTCCACTACCACCTTCTACCGCACTTTGGCTAAACGCGCTTTCCTGATAAATATTTCCCATCATGGCAGCCGTGCTAGACGCTGGTAATCCTTGTCCTGTCAAAAAACTCCAAACTGTTTGTTCTATAGACATAGTTTGTGTCCTCCTTCCTTAAAAATTTGCATAAAAAAAGAACACATTATAAAATCGTGTCCGACCAGCAGAGTAAAAAATTAGTCCCTAAATTGGAATCGTCAGGTGCATCACCCGCTAGTGTTGTATCTGCTTTGTAAATGTATGCACTGCCAATTCTCAGGTAGCCGTATTGCCCTAACAAGTTTAAGCCACACAATAAAGGTATTGAGTCAATAATTATATTTTGATTGTTATCCGATAATTGCATAACCCAATATAGAGCCTGTGTATTATATCTTAAAAAAATGCTAAAAACAATTGACTTACCATCTATTGGGATAGTACATGTAAAAGTTTGGTTTGGAGACGTTGTCAAAGGCACTATATACATAAAATCACCTACTTTAATTGTTTATAGTCCTACTGCTGATAAAATTTTAGAAAGTATACTAGTGTCGGCTGATTGAACAGCTTGGTCACCATTATTAGTACTTGCGCTAACTTGTGGTCTAGCTGATATACCAACTGTATTAACATTCACAACAATTATTTCTTGTAGTGTAACTGTTGCTCGCATTCCATTTCCTGTTGTACTATCATCAGTACACGAAATTGTAGCTATAAGCATGTTTGAATAAGTAGCTAATCTAGTTGCAACCTGTATAGGCAGCCGTTGCTCTTGCAGTGCTCTAAGTGTAGTATAAGCACTTACTGATCTTGAAGCATTGTCTCCAAATTGGCCACTAACTACACTTTGCATTACATCACTCATACCAATATCAAAGATTACTTGCTTTGCTTCCATATAAGCATGATCTGATATATTAACACCCGTTTGCACTGGTTGCTCTGTTATTGTTAAATTTGTTTCATGATCAACGCTAAAATATGCATCAAAAATAAAGTTCCCAACATCGGTCATGAAGAAAGTTTTTGCTAATGCACCCATTTTTAATACACTCCTTGCAAGTTACGAATATTTATTCCTGTCAGAGTTTTGCCTATAGTGGCCGCGGTGCTAGTAGGATTTGTGCCATAAACATTAAATGTATTTGTATTAGTACTTTTATTGTTACTATTTGCTACTGAATTTGAATTTGTATTATTAGTTGAAGATGCTGCTGGTACTGCATAATTTACCTTACTTTGACTATTTAATGAATTTATGCTAGCCCCAGCACCTGACAAGCCCTTAATTGATTGAATACCTTTAATTATAGCTTCTATAGGTTTAGTGATGGGTTCCAAAAATTTTCCAATATCTGCGAAAATGCCTTTAACTATTTTCCCAAAAGCTATAAATGGTGCTGCTATGTCTCCTGCTCCTTTTTTAATATCTGCAAAGAAACCTCCAATTACAGATTTACCACCTTTCATTGCTGTCAGCAAATCATCTACAACAAGAATTATTGCCATTATAGCTGCAACATAAGGGTTCATTGCTGCCAGTATATTAATTCCCAAAATAAGAGCCATTATAGTTTTTAATAATGGTGGCATACTTTGCAAATAAGAAATAATACCACCAAATACAAACCCAATAATTTGACCTATATCGCCTATAATTTGAAACAGATCTAAGAACACTCTTGCCACTATTCCTATTGCTGATCCAAAGACTTTCGCAATACCTGGAATGTCTTTTAAAAATTGATCATTGAAATTATGAAGGCCAACCTTTATTTCATCCAGTGGCCCTGCTATATATTGCAATACATAACTTCCAAACCACTGAAAATATAAAGTTCCAGCTTGTTGTAGCCTTTGAAATTCAAAGCCTAATTCCTGAACTACTACAATATTTTTATTAAAACTATCAGGTAGCTTTAATTCTTCTGAATCTTTCCTTAATTGATTGAATTGTGCTAATAATACAGGACTTAACCACAAGTCTTGCATGGTCACGCCCATAGTTTTTAAAGCCATATCTACTTCTTTTGCATTTTGAGTTGTTGTCCATAATTGCCTTGCTAACATTTCATAGCCTAAATTCTGTTGTGCTAAGCTATTTAGAAACTTTGCTAAGGCTATACCTCCTAATAGTATCGCTGCTAATCCACCTGCAATAAGTGCTAATGGGCTTGCAACTGCTACCGCCAATGCTTCTATTGCATCACTACCTCCAACAGACATAGATTTCAAGGCTGTACCTGTTTCATCACTTTTAGAAGCTAAAGTAGTTAAATCCTTAGAAGTAGTCGCTAAACCTTTATCATCTAATTCTATAGGTTCACTACTTGGTTTACTGCTCTTAGATTTATTAGCTGTAAACCCATTTGCTTTTTTTGATGATTTATTCTGAAAATTATTAACTGCATTGTCTGCTTCACCCATATCTTTTTTTACTGATTGAGAAAATGCATTGAATACTTGTTTTACTAAATTAATATGTCCTATTACTTGATTTAGAGGACCCTTTATATTTGGAAATATCTTAGATAGAACACTCATAGATGTTCCTACAAGTGCTCCAATATCGCCAACAGAATTTTTCATAGAGGCAACACTATTTCCATTATTTTTAGCAAAAGTTTTAACTGTCTTTTCAGCATCATTCATTTTTTGTTGGGCATTGTTAAGGGAACTGTTGTCGATTTGAAAACCAATCCCCACTAAGTAAGATTTTATAAGATCTAATGACATTTATGTCACCTCCTCTGCTCCATAGCATCATAAGCCCTATCTTCATTTTCTCGTTTAATAGCTAGTATTTCGTGTGCATCCAGAAAGTCATCAAAAGTATATGTATTATCCCATAACTCATGTTGCTGCCACATGCCAGCAATAACAGGACCGTACAAGTAAGCATCTAGATTTTGGAACTCTGCTGGAATGAAGTCAATCCCTCGCGGAGAGATACCAGTAGATTTCCTCCGAAAAAACCCGACACATTGAACACCAAGCTTTGAATAGTTAAATTCATTACAAGTTGTGTATCAAATTCAATATCATTTACCCCCCATGTTCCATATTCATCTAAAATTTGAGGTGTTGCACCTGGTAATATTTCTTTTATTCTCATTAAGCAATTTTTTTGTATATATCTAAATTCTTCTTCAGGTAAACTAAAAAGAGATGATGCTAACTCTGTTAAGTTAATATCATCTATGCCTTCTACATTTTTTATATCTTTAAAGAGCGGTGTTAATATACCTACTAGCTTAAAAGTAATGTAAGATCCCGACATTGCATCAAATTTTCCTAAAATAAACTTGCGTTTATCAATATCTATATTTTTAAATAATTCTTTTTTATCCATTTACTCTCCTTTACTTACTAGTCTGTGTTATTTCTGCGCTCATAAGTGTCCATGACACTAATTGGCCTTGCGCTTGGTATGGTCGGTTTGGTAGCTTTTGAGGTGAAACTCCTGTACAAATTGTTGTATCTCCCAAGTTAGCCGAAGAAATTGTTATAGACATATCTGTCCAAGCAGCTAGTGGATTAGATGTACTATTAACAAAGTTATACCAACCCATAAGAAGTTTATGAAGATGCGATGTTTGTTGTACTGCTATAACTACAGTTCCATTATCGCCCAATATCTTACTGACCATTACGGTTCCATCTGCAGCTACTTCATGTACTGTTTTTTCAGTTGCCATATCTACACTAATGCTTCCAATGCCTGCGCCTGTTGAAGAGAAAGCACCAACCGAAGCAGACTTAAATGCTACATTTACATCCTGAAAACTATAAGTATTATAACTCACGATTCAAACCTCCTTATCTATTAATATATAAACCAATTACTACATTTTGAATTGCACCAGCTAATTTAATTAAAATATAAATTGGAGGTGATACCCTGTTTTGTCTATCTGTTTGAGATTGATTTGCTATGAGATCCGACAATATAGCATAGCCCCTTAATATTACATCCCCTGTATTTACAGTTAGTATAGGTGCCGTGTTCCATATTCCCTCTGCTATAAATCCCATTGTTCTGGCATCTTCTAAAGGTGCTGTAATAGCATTAAGTAACATGGACATACCGCCATCCGTTTGTGGGATTTTAGGTGAGTCTATAATTGTATTCATGACTGCAATTTGTATAGCATTTGACAATATATCTAAATTTAGCACTTCATCAAAGAAACTTCCGTCCGCCATAGTACCAGACTCAAAAAGATTATAAAATGTTCCTCTATTAATATATACATTTCCACCATAATTTTTTATTAAACTTACTTGACTTTTTGTCAAGTTTTCTGGGGTTATACCTACTTCAGGTTTAGAATCCAATGTATAAGCAGAATTAACCATTTGAGTATTAGATCCCATTGCATAACCTACTATTGCTATAACTGAATCAGCCTCAGTTACATTATCAGAATATGTGCTAGTTGAATATTGCCCCATAGTTCTGCGTATTTTACTTTTCTGTAACGTATCCATTATGTTTCCTACAGTTCCTGGTAAAATGTCAGGATCAGAAGTAGTATAAAAGAATGTAGAAACGGGACTAGCTGACTCTATATAAGCCGCTATTGTTATAATGTCTGTCTTTATAGCATCACATAGCATACATGTATACCATTCACTATTAGCTTGTCTGCAAGCAGTTACCGCTTGTACCGCCGTCTCTGACACACCACTTGTAGTCATATTGCTGATTGGAGATAAAGCACTATTGGTATTAAGTGCTATTGATTGAGCAAACGTAGTTGTAGCTGTTGTACCTTGTAAGGTCATGTTTGCTTGCCCTGTTGTTAGCCCTATATATACATTTGCTAAATTTGCATTTGTTCCTAGTGCTGGTAAAGTAGCTGTTATAGTCTCCCCTGCTGTAATTGTGATAGTTGCGATAGGCGAAAATACAGTTTCTTGATTTCCAGTGGCATAATTAGTGTTTAACCATGAATAAGCTACATAATATGCTCCTGCTGCTAATACACCACCTGAACCACTAGAAGCTAAAGTTGGTACTATAGCTGGCGATTCAATTGGTAATATTGGAGTGTTATCCCATCTGCCAATTGCTACCTCAGAAGGTGTTGGAGTTTGTGAAAAATAAATTTGTGCTGCTAAATATTCTGGTTCAGTTCCTAGCCACCCATCTGCTGTTAAATCGCTCATTTTAGAATAAGTTTTAACTCTAATGTCTGAGCTTATAATACTTGAAGTTCCCACAATTAGGGCTACATTAAAATTACTTCTTACTGCTGCTACTGGACCTACATTTATTGATACATTTACAATATCGCTTAAAGGTAAAGTTGACATTGTTTTAAAACCTCCTTTCTATTTATCTTCGAATATTACAAAGTTTGGTGATGTTATATAAGGTACTGTTGTTCCTCTTATGACTAATTCATTAAATAGTGCTGAAAAATCTGTTCTTTCCCACCATTGTCCATTAAATAATTCAGGTAATCTTTGTGGCATTGGTACATCCGTTATTAAAAATAAATTACTAAGTTTTAATAGATTTGTATTATCTTGATTGAAAATATTATATCTAATTAAATCAGCATTATCATAACTATTAGGACCATATAAAGTCCAATCAACTTTATGTGTTCGAGTATATCCGGTTTCCTGTGATGCTGTAAATTGATCAATTTTAGTGTGAATAATATCTTGGTTTCTTGCTAGTTTATTATCAATAGGCGTAACTCTTATAAAAATTACATCATCATTTATACCCCATGCTGGTGCACCATCAGTAGGCCATGCAATTCTTACATTTCCTAAGTTAGTTAGATCTAATGGATCTAATCCCAATAATGTGCAAGTTAAATTATAAAATGCATCTTCTAAGTCTTTTAACAGTAAAACTGTATCAGCCATATTATCACCTCTTAATCTCCAGCCATCCTTACTCCTATAGATTTATAATAGCCATAATCTACATAAGGAGCTACAGAAAGTAATCTGTATCTATCACCCTGCCAAAGTACCTCATCACTTGTACCACCATTAGCAGGACCATTAGCAGCATATGTTATATATAAAACTTGCGTAGTATGTATAACTATTGCACCGCCCGTTCTATCTCCTTCAGGTACCTGTATTAAATCCTTTTCTTTTGCAACAGAAATCACTCCAGATAACAATATTGTTGCCTCTGTCTGTGGCCATCTTCCTGATGCCCATGCCCCTGATTTTCTATATACAGTAAAGGATTGAGTATTTCTTCCGTTTACAATTCTACCTACATTAATCATCATTATCACCATTTTTTATTACGTAAGTAATAGCTTTCCGCATTGCGCCAGTATCTATTAATGGCATGTCACTACCTTTTATTTTTATGGTTTTAGGACTATTTTTAGCCCATTCGTTTTTAGGACTAGTGAACCACTCTTGCGAAGCAGCTTGACCTTCTAATCCTGCCTCATTAAGTTTTTGTTCCGACATGGCCAAATCTCCATATAGTCCTGAGATTATAGACTCTTTTAATATACCAGATATAATCTCTTTATCATCTTCAATTGCTGGTTCTATAACTGGTCTAGGTGGTGAGTGCCATAAAGGTGACCCATGTGCAGTAATATATAATTGATAAGCAGCACTATAAGACATACCTTTACTCATATTATCCGTAAACTCAGTATAATTAGGATTAGATGGCATACCATCTGCTGTAGTATCCATACTCTCATTCATTTCATTTATCATTGATCGTCTTCTTATCCCATTTGTATGAATAAAAAGTAACTCTGCCTCTTTAATTTTTCCGCCTTCATGCACGGTATTCTCTTCTTGTGGAATTCCAACACATACAGTTTTCTTCTCTAAGGTTTTTAAAAAATCAAGCATATTCGCTGTTAAGTCTTGTCCCACCGATACATTTATAAATCCATTAGCCATGATACACCTCCTAACGTACGGTTAGGCCTCCTTTGCCCATCAATCTACCTATGGTAGCGAGTTGAGTCCCATACACTGTAGACAGAAAATTTGCCCATCCTTCTAAGCCATTAGCTATAATAGAATAATCTGTGCCAACAGATACATCTCCTACACTTTGTGATGTGTCCAATCCACGAGTTTTTCCTGCTTCCATAACTGCATTTGCTCCACTGTTTGGATCTGCTATGCCTTGTAAATATAGTGTACAAAAATGAGCTATAAACCATCCTGTAGCTACTTGCCAATAAGAATGCCATCTAGTCTCTTTTATAGATGCATCTGCTAAATCTATAAACATTTGCGTAACTATTTGGGGAACAATATAATTAGACTTCGCATCCATACCGAACTGAGGATATACTGCATAAAAATCACTTAATGCATAGGCTGGATTAGTTCCTGCTTTTATATTTGAAGCATTAATCGCAACTTGTTCTGCATATAATTCCGCATCTGCATTGTAAATCATTTAATCACCTCTATGATTTAGATTTAGATGTTTTTGCATCCTTATCTACAATTTCAACAGGTGTATTGAGAAGATCTCTTTTTTCTTCTAATGCCTTAATTTCATCTTTTATTGCCTGAAGCTTTTCCTGTTCCTTTAATACATCTTCACTAGCAACCGGGCTTTCAAAAGCTCTTAATGAACCATCTGCACATGCAGCTTTATAATACGGAGTTTTTTCAACCCAATCAGGCAATTCACAAAATCCGATTTTTGTTTTAGTTATAATTAAACTTCCTTTTTTATCTTTATCGCCATTCATAAATCCTAGCGTTTTATCAGCTAATACTTTGATCATATATTTCCTCCTAAAATAAGCTAGAAGAAATATTTATCTCCTAGCAATTTTTTTATTATATTAAATTAATCTTAAATTCCATCAAGGTAGCCACAGCAGGTATAATAAAGAATTTTGACTTGTGAAAATTGTGATGCGAAGATTGTCTCATATGATGCACTAGTAGTATTTGGCGCAGTCATAACTCTGGAAAGTGGAACGGGAAGGTCGATGTTTATCCTATTTGCTGCCTTAACATAAGCAACTAAACGCTGAGTTGCTCCAACCCCAGCCGCAGTACACCATCTACATGGATAGATCTCTAATTGAATTCCTTGATTAGCGGCTATATTGTTTTCTAGTAAGTAATTTAAAATACTTTGAGTTCCTGCAGATGTCACAGGAGTATTAGCAATATATGCATAATTAGCCCAATCAACTAAAATTCTATTGGCCATACCACTTAAATCAAATTGAGATGCAGTTACTGTCTGTGTAAGTAATTGATTAATATCATTCATAATCTCAGTCGGTGTCTTTTGGCTCCATAGTGGAGATGATTTTGCGCCATTTACTGCATTTGTAGCGGTTATTAATGGGCTATTAATTAATCCAGATGTTCCAGTCTTGCTAATACCTACATACACATCACGATCAATCATTTTACCATGATTTAATCTAACCCCATCATCAAGAATTTGATTTAAACTTTTACCAATCTGTTGTAATTTGAGTTCATCAAATAATGGTGCCCTTAATATTTCAGAGAATGTATGTACTTTGAATACATCTTTTGAAATATTAGCTTGTGATACTGGAATATTAGTTGTTTCACTACCTATAATTGAGTCTTCATCTGATCCACTTGTAGCATAATCAACAAATACATTACTAGTTATGGATGTCCACCCACCACCAGGTAACATATCTATATCTCTAGGAGCAGTTAAACTAGTAAGTGGCTCTAACAGTCTAACATCCTGTTTTTCAAGTTCTCCAGTCAAGAATACTAAGCCACCACTTGTACCAGCATCCATACCTGGACCATATACTGCGCCAGGTGCCTGAGCCATTACAACTCCACGCTGACCTGATTTCATTATTGAATCCATTGTCTGTTTTGTTACTGCATTCATATATTTTACCTCCAATTCTTATAATTTTTATGCATTGAGCTGAGTTAGCAATACTACTTCAGCAATGCCTGAAGCATCCATTTTTCCACTTACCCATCTTGCATTAGTAAGTTGTACTGCTGCAGCTCCAGATCCTACTGGTGTTGCAATAGCAATTAAAGCTCCTAATGGAGAAGTAGTACCTGCAACCGTAACAATATATACAAGGCCATTAGCCGTTGGAGTACCTTCAGTACAAAACACAGTAGCTGTTCCAACCTGTAATATATCGCAAGGCATATTGGGCTCAAACTGACCTGTACTAACATTTGCACCATAACCATAAGTCATAGCTTGTTTAACTTCACTTACTGCAATACCCGCAAAATTTGCCACTACTGGAGCACTTACACCTGCACCTGTTGCACCAAATAATGAATAAGTATTATCACTATTAGTTACAACTGTAGCACCAAATGCAACCGGTGTTTGAGTTTCAATAAGGCTACCATTTAAAATAGATTTTACCGCACGTGAATTAATTTTATTACCGGGGTTACGTGAAACCTTACCTGCATATCCTAAATTTAAACTTGTACCAATTACTGTTCCTGGCATTGAAATTCCTCCTCTAAAATTTTAATTTTTAAGTTATTTAACATTTTTCATCTTTTCGCCTTGGGCTTTCCAAGCATCGCAACTTTTTACTGCTGCCTCAGTCATAGTTAATTTTTGATATGAAGCTGTATCCATTGCAGATTGCCTATTCTTTGCTACTGTATCCAAAATATCTTTATACCCATTTGAGTTGACTGCTCTTGCATCATGTACCGATGAAGCGAATTTTTTAGCAGTATCAAGTCTGACTTTTTCATCCGGGATAGCCATTATGATTGGTTTCATATCTTGTACCCATTTTATTAAAGCCGCATCAGCAACTTTGCCTTTTTCTTCTTCCTTTATTGGGTCGTCATCCTTTACTTCTTCTTCTTTTTTCTTAGGCTCTTCATCCTCAGTTTCTTCTCCCTTAACTTCTTTTTCAACTTCATCCATTACACTTTTAGCATCATCAGCTTCTTTAGTTTCACTTTTTTTAGCCTTTAATGCTTTAACATCTTCCATTAAGCTTTTAGCCCATGCTGGAATTGTTTCATCATCATCCTTAACTTCTTCTTTTTTCTCAGGTTCCTTTTTAGTTTCTTTAACAGGCTCTTCATCTTTTACTTCTTTCTTTTCATCTTCATCTTTCTCATTCATTGCATCCATTGCTTTCGCAATATCCTCTGGTTCTGCATCTGCTGCGTATTTTTGAAAACCCATTGCCGTTAATATTTGTTTTGACATTTTACCCATAAACTTCTTACCTCCTGTTTTTTGTTTTTCTTCTGGCTTAGTATCTTTTAATTCTTCTGGCTTAGAATCTTGTATTGCAACTCTACTCCCACCGCGACCATTTTCAACTATGGCCAGATGATTACCAATTATATTTTTTTGTTCATACTTATCTTCTTCTCCTTCAATCTTGTTCCAAGAACAGTCATATCCACAACTAACCTCACGCATCAAATTGTTTTGTATTGATGAAATAAGTCCTGCATCCTTAACAAATAAATCCGCAACTAAAAGGTCACCATCACGCCTTATGTTTTGTATATGGCCTCTTTCTGTCATTGGCGTTGTATTGACATCAAGATTAGCTGTAGGATGCGTATTGGTTACGGATTTTCCTTCAAAACTTGACATTGTTGCTTTACTGAATAATTCATCAGGACTTCGATACACTTGACATATTTTGCCCATTGGTTCATTAAATGCTGAGGGCAATTCCTGCCCAAGGTAATCCATCCATCCTGTACGGCCAATAGGTACGTTTTCACATAAAAGATAGCCTTCGGGTGTCATTTCCATGTTGTCTGAAATCTTGTCTCCATAGTATGCCCTCATAGTGTTTCACCTACTTGTGTTGTATTATCTATTGTTCCTGCTGCTATTGTTCCTGCTGTTATTGTTGCTTGCGTATCATTTACTGGAATATTATTAACAGCATTGATTAATCCAACTATTTCAGCTGATGTATTAGCTTCATAAGTTGCTTCTATTGCTCCAGTCCTTTGAATATATTTCATCTTAATCACCTCCCCTATATAATTAATTCTACATATAAAAAAGAACCTATCTCTAAGTTCTATAGCTAACCTATTCTGCTATTCTTCAAAATATGGACATTCTGTCACATTAGGTGCATCTTGAAATTCTAAAGTATATTCTTTATACTCAGTATCTTTTAGTCTTTTATAAAATTCTTCATAGAATAAATTCATATGTTTTCTTAACAATAAGGTTACTTCGTTATATCTCTCCATTTTAGGGCATTCAATATCAAGCTTTTTACAGTTTTCACATAAATGAATAATTTGTATTTTGCTACCCGGTATAGATACATTTCCAACTATTGAATTGTTATCACCTATATTTACTCCTATATTAATCACCCCCAAACTTAATTTTACATATAAAAAAGAGCCTATCTCTAAGCTCTTAAATGACCTGTATATATGCATTAAATACCGCTAAAACTAACAATTTTATACATTTAATCATCTTTTATTAACCTGTCTACTTTAAGGGGAGCATATCAGTATTGTGTTACATTCAAACCACTAATAATGTATCACTTAATCCCCTTATTATGTTTGAAGAACCTTTTAATACTGTATATTTCGAATGAAGTCTTATGTTCTCCTATAGATACTTCAATCTTAAATCCATTCCATACTACAATAGCAAATAAGACATAACATATAATACTTCTTATCACTAATGTTCACTCTCCTACATTATCTTTTTAAATTGTAACTCACTCATTTTTGTTATAGACCCATTATGATAAACTTTACATGGCCATTTAACATTCTCAAAACTAATCAAAGGCCTTGGAAAACAACGACAATTATAGATGTTTCCAGCTGAGTACTTGCCTACATCACGTTCATTAACTAAGGCTTCTGGTGAAGGTGGATCATTCCAATTTACTAACACACCTTGCATATGCTTATGCGCCTTTCTTACTCTCTGATCTTTGGCAGAAAGCCACACATACCAGCTAACACCTATATCTTTACTCCTAGCCTCTGTTAATGCTGTCATAGCTTTACTACTTTCTGTTCTTGCTATGGTACCAGCTCTAGCACGAGTATACTGAAATATTTTTCCTTGAAGTGTTTCAGCAATCTCTTCAGGTCTTATTCCTTCATATGTCTTGGTACCTACAAATTTAGTAATTTCCTTAGATAATTCCAAAGGTAATGTTTTAATTAAATTGGCATTTTTTAATATTTGCTGGTCTACCGTATGGCCTATATTAGTATTCAAAGTTTCTTGTAAGGCTTTATATATCTGTTTACTTTTACTTCCTGCTCTTGCCGCTTCTCTCCATGTTCTAGCATCTATTGTATTGGCATTTGTTACAAATCTATTAGCTATTTTATTTGCTATATTTCGGAACATTATAGACTTATAAACTTTATGTAAAGCGGATTTAATCTCTTTAACTGTCTTAAGTCCTCGTACAGCATCCATAATCTTCTTATTTATTCTCTGCAATGATCTCCTATACTTTAGTTCTATCTGTTTATTCTGACGCCAATTCATCTATAAAATCACTTCCCAACCTATTTTGCAACAATTGTATTTTTAATCAATGTACAAGCTGTTTGTGCGAGTAATCTTCCATTAACTGAAGCATTTGCACCTAAAGTGATATTTGTCTTTGCAAGTATTATTCCTTCAAAATGACTACTCGTTTCTAATGCTACTGTTTCTGCTATCTGCCATATTATATTCTTTGCTTGTACTCCACCTGTTAATATAATCTTAATTCCTGTTGCTAAGTTCAATCCTTTTGCAATTTGGAATATAAATATGTCATTAATATTACCTTTTAGAGTAAGATCCTTAGCTATCAAAACACCTGTTGACCATTTATAAACTCCTGCATTAAATAGTGTCTTACCACTTAAATTTCCTGTATATAATTCTGTATAATTTGGTACTCTTCCAGCAGCATCAGTATATGCAGTTTCCATATTACTTATTGCAGTAGTTAAATTACTTGGTGTCGGAACTTTATAATTTGGAGCATATACCTTTCCTGTAACTTGCTTTGAAGTTGAAAATTGATTTGTTGCATCCATTGATAAAGAGAACCCAGTAATTGCTGTACCTGCTATAGGTGAAACTCCTATATCTCCAACAATGAGGCTTTGTGGGACTGAGGTTATTCCTGATTTTGTTAATATTACATAATTACTTGCCATGCCTAGGTTTATATTCATATCAATCACTCCTTAGTGAAATTGCTTATTCTTTCATTCGCTATATTACACCATATTTCCATCACTAGGTGTAGTCTTCTCATCAATATAATCATCACTAGCAGCATCTATATCTTCATCTGTTATATTAGTAAACATGTTAGTAGTATAAGATAATTCGTGTAGTTCTGACATTGCTATTTTCTGAGTTATTATTCCACTATCATACATATCTTTTATGCTTGATGCTTTTTTAGAGACTATGTCAGCTACTTCATTATCATTTGGGGTTTTAATAGGATTGAACTTAATACCTAAATCACTAGGTACTTTCCCAAACTCCGACATAAACATAACTGGCAATATCTTATTCATTTTTGGCTTTATTACTGACTCTTGTTGAGCTGCTACCATGTCATAATACATTTGCATATCTGACTCACCAGTAGCATTCATTCCAGCAGGAGAACGACCAAATAATTTTGTAACAGGAATATCAGCTGCGCCTGAAACATCCATCATCTGACTTTCTGAAATATCGCTTAATCCAGCAAATGTATAGTTTAAAGGAGTAACTTCATCCTTATCACCTATTATCATCATTGAACTATTACTTCTCATTTGGTTTTGTGCCGTTTTAAGATTATAAAAATCTTCTTGTGCTTGCACATCTCCTAAAGCTGTCATTTGATCTAAGCCACTTACTTTATTTACAAGTAGATTAGCTTGGAATACTAAAGATGCTATATTCCAACTTGTATTGTCTCTCTTAGCTAGTTCAGAAAATACATGCTCTAATTCGGAAGCTCCCCAATGTATTTCTGTTTGATCTTCCCAAAATGGTAACTTACGACCTATGAACCTTATTACTCTCGAATGATGTACCTTTTGTTTTATGTTACCATTGATATCTTTAATATCATAGAATTCTGGCAGTCCAAACTCGGGATCATTTATATCAGTTATCAATTCAATACCCGGGTAAATTCCACTCCATCTATCAACAACCATCAAGCCTTTGAATGAGTTAGGCATTATACTATCAATGTCTAAAGGTTTATTTAAAATGTCTTCCTGTCCTGCTATAAGCATTATGGCACCAGCTCCACCATACAATCTGCCCCAAGTTAGTCCTTCAACTATTTTTTCTCTTACAAGAGATCTTTTCTCGAGTTTATCATACCTATCTTGCGCTTCAGGAGATAACTCAGCTGAAAGAGAAAACCAGTTTTTACACATATCCTCTGGAATAGTATTAATTATTTTCTTAGCTATCCATGAGTTACGATACAGGCTGTTCATCAAATTATAATCCCTGGTCAACCTTGATATCGGATATTGGGTCGATTCTAATAATGAATTTGACCCAAGACCTAACCGAGCTAGTGGGTTTGAAAAACTATCGTGTACGCTTGTTCTAGTAGGAGGATTTTCATTATGCCCTCTTGATTTCTTATATTTATTGTTTTTTCTCAATATTCAATCCTCCTCCTGATTTATTAAGTCCTTAAAATATAAAAACACCTGCTAATAAGCAGATGCCAATAAGTATCGTTCGTATTTATTTTAAATAATTATTAAGCACTAAATCTGTATTTAGCGAAGTTCGCAGTGAGAATTGCCTTGTATCTAAGATAAATAAGTAACTAAATGAATATTATTTCTTAGTTATAAGTAATTCAATGTATATTTATTCCAAAATGGTTGTATGTTTATTCATTCTCAATAGGTTTATTCGCTAATTAGATATATCCCAATAGGTATAAATTGATCAATCGTTCGTCTATTTAAGTCCTCTAATTGCTTTAATAATTGTTTTGCAGAAATATCTTGATGCATCCATCGCATGGTCCATAGCCTTTATAGGTTGTTCTTTACCAATCTTAGCAGCCTTTTCGTCCCAAATATATGACGATATTTCCGCTAACACATTAGGGCATTTATCTTTGTTGATTTTTAATAGCTTTAACGCAAACAAAGATGATACTAGTCTTATCCCATCTAAGACATCATTATCAGCATCCCTAAGTCTTATACCTTTCCCTCTAGCAGTTACTTTAAAACTTGCTGCGCTAGGATCTATTACCATCATGGAATATCTTTTATCACCAATAAATTTTAACAGATCATTAGCATACTCATTGTCATCCTTTTGTTTGCCTTCTTTTTTACTGTCATAGTAATATTCGTCTTCAATGTAGTATTTACGATCCTGTTCTATTATTTCCAAAAACACACAAGGGTTTGTAGTACCATAATCCATAGCATAATAACGTCTGTATGCTAACTCATAATTAGGACCCTTACCCTCAGAATATTTATTTTCTTCTGTGAACATATCATAAATAGCACCCTCAGCAATCTTCCATAAACCCAATATCATACGATCATACCAGAGGCCCTTGTATGCTCCTTTAATAAAATCTTTATATTCATCATCTAGGCTTGGGTTATCATTTAACATAAAATGAAAAACCTTAACCATACCACTTAGTAGTTTCTTAGAATCCGTTATATATTCAGTATATAGATAATGGAATGGAGTATCTGGATTAGTAGTAGCATATAGCTTCGCACCTTTAACACTCATTCTATTTAAAAGTTGTTTAAAAAATCTTTCTGGCATCAGGGACACTTCATCACAATAAGTACCCGCAACAGTTAGTCCTCTGATATACTTCTCGGAGCCTTCATCCTTAGCTCCAACAACTTTAATATCTCTACCATAAATATTAAGATCACCTGACTGTCTGTTATAGCTATAGTTATCAGTGCCTACAGTATCAAACAAATCATTGAGTACGTTATTATATATTGTATCCTTTGAGACGCCTGTCATAACAAGTAGGCCAATAGGACCATTAACTATATAATCAAGCCACTTATATATCATAGTTACAGTTTTTGAACTTCTTACGGACCCTTCAAGAATATTTATTCTAGCATCTAGCTCTAATGGATTAGCTATAAAATTAAGACTCTTCTGACCAAATGGTTGATAGTCAATCATTTATCATCACCGCTTCTATGTATGGCATCAAGAAGTGCACCTATATTGCCTTTGCTATCTCCACCTAAATCCTTCCTTGACTTTTCTAACTCAAGTTTTTGTTTCTCTAAATCAAATTTTATCTTAGTAGCTGTATCAAGTAATTGAATATGGTTGCCTAACCATTCTAAGGCTTTTATTTTATCATGTAGCTTAATACTTACACCATCTTTACTTTGTTTAACCTCGCTTACGAGAGTTCCATCTATGCCACTTGATATCTTAAAACTAGATTTATCTTTTCCAAATTTTATAAAGTCCGTAATATCTGCAAAAGCTATATCCGCATATTTTTGGGTTATATCTTGTGCATCTATTCTTATATTATCCCGGTACTCTTTTAGCCCTTGGTCAATGACTGCTCTTATCTCCATGTTTTTCCATAGCATATATGAATTAGCCTCTGCATTGACTTGACTACAATCAAATGCTTTCTTGTATGCCTTTGTTTTATTTCGATATTTAATGAAATAGCTACAAAATAGTTTTTGCTTTTCTGTAAGTTTATCATTAACTATTTCAATAGTTTTTTCTATTTTTTTATTAGTAACGTTATTATTCGGGTTAGCAACGTTATCATTTAGGTTAGTAACGTTATCATTACATTTGTTATCCCAGTTATCTTGCATTTTCCAAACTCTTATTTGAATAGCTGATACTTTTAGTTCAATTGCTATATCCTTTAATTTAATTTTACCTTTAGCTTTTAAATATAATTCTTTTGCCTTTTCTCTTGCCGGGTTTCTTTGTCTTGGCATCACCTCACCTACTTTGTTAAGTCTTTGCTATTAATTGTTATTTCCGTTCAGCTATCGCACCATTATGCCTTCTGTAGCTATGTGCGCTCATACACTCTTTAAGGCTATCATTTATATTTTGTTTACTAATTCTCTTGCTATTGCAATATGGACACACAATGTATCTGCCTGCATCCATTGTATTAATGTCATCGCTAAGTAATACAAATTCTTTCTTGCAGGTTCTGCACTTATAACTTGTATAAATACTTAACATATCTACACCTCATTTATATTTAAACATTAAAAGAGAACACCTGATTAAACAAAGTGCTCTTTTCTGGGTTATTTAACTAATACTATTATATCATGTTATATTATTAAAAACCGCTTGTATTTCGGGGGTTTTCCGCTTGTATTCCAAACATTACAACCGTTAATTTAACTATTGCTCTACTTTTTAACTCTCTGCACCAACTAATATCATAATTCATTTGCCTTGATATTTGCATCCATGTCAAAGGTCTATCCCATTTGTTTAGTTGCATATATCTTAATTCAATAATTCTTCTTTCTTTTTCATCCATCTTCTTTATGCCCTGATTTATTACCAATACTTTGTTTTCTAAATGATTTATTTTATTTTGTAATGTTGCTAATTCAATTGCCTTATTTTCAGTATCAGAACTAAATTTATATGATGGACTTAACTTATCTTTATCATAACAAATTGCATCACCATTTTTTATGTGTTCCTCAACCTCAGCATATAACTCCTTACATGCATCCAAGTGAATAAGTATATCACTATAATTTCTCAGCCAATTCTCTGTTATCTTTTTATAATCCAAGTTATTCCTCCATTCTATTTATGATATTCACTAATTCTTGCTTTCACTGCTTCAAGTAACATGTTCTGATTGACTTCTTTATTACCCAAAGCTTTAATAACATCTTCATCAACTGTACCTTTAGCAATTAAGTGATGTATAACAACATTTTCCTTTTGACCTTGCCTATGAAGTCTTGCATTTGCCTGTTGATACAGTTCTAAACTCCAAGTTAAACCAAACCACACTATTATATGTCCTCCTGCTTGAAGATTAAGTCCATGACCTGCTGAGGCTGGATGAACTAAGAATATTGGTATTTCTCCATTATTCCATTTTTTTATATCCTCTGAGTCTTTAAGTCCTGTTACATTTAATTTCTTAGTTTTCAGAAAACTAACTATTCTATCAAAATCATGTCTGTAAGAATAAAATATTAATATGGACTTACCATTTGCAGCTTCAATGATCTCAAACAGAGCTTTTAGCTTTTCATCATGTATTTCTACAACTTCATGATTTTCAGAATAAATAGCACCATTTGCCATCTGTAATAATTTATTTGTAAGTACAGCTGCATTTGCTGCAGTTATATCATCCTCATCTAATTCTAAAACTAAATCCTTTGCTAACTGCTTGTACTTATTCATTGCGCTTGCAGGTAAATTAATTTCTATATAGTTATCTATCCTTTCAGGTAAGTCCAAATAATCTTTAGCCATCATAGAAATACATATATCACCTATCTTTTCATGTATTGCTTTTTCTGCTTCATCCTTAAGGATCCAGTTGTAAACTACAAATTGATTTCTTTGTCCTGGTGTAAAATATTGCTCTCTATAACTTGAAATTGTTCTACCTAATCTTTTACCACCATCAAGTAAATATAATTGTGGCCATAAATCAATTAAACTGTTTGGTGCTGGTGTTCCTGTAAGTCCTACTATTCTTTTAAAGTATGGTCTTACTTTTCTTAAGGACCTGAACCTTTTGGCCTTAGAACTCTTAAAAGAACTTAATTCATCTATCACAACCATATCAAATGGCCAACTACCAAAATATTCTCTAACCAACCAATCAACATTTTCTCTATTAGTGACATAAATATCTGCAGGTGTAGTCATTGCTCTAACTCTATCTTTGGGTTTTCCTAAAACTTTACTTATTTTTAAATGCTTTAAATGATCCCATTTATCAACTTCAGTACTCCATGTATCTTGCGCTACTCGAAGTGGTGCAATAACTAAAACTTTGCTTATAGTTCCAAGCCATAACAATCCATCTATTGCAGTTAATGTACTTACAGTTTTTCCCATTCCCATATCTACTCAAAGAAATAAACCTGCGGCATTATTATCTATGATGTGATTAATTGCATATTGCTGATAATTCCAAGGTTTAAATTTCATAAAATCATCTCCTCTATAAACAAATCAACTTTTTCTAATGTATCAATTGTTCTCACATCAAATCCTAAATTTTTCAATTCCTTTGCTCTATATTCTTGAATTGCTCTTAACTTTTTACCTGGTGCCTTAAGCTCAACAAATATAATTCTGCCAAAAATTAACACTATTCTGTCAGGCACACCTACTACACCTGGACTAACAAACTTTAGGCATTTGCCTCCGAGCCTCTTAACCTCTTTTTTAAGTCTTTTTTCAATTCTACTTTCTAACATTTATCATATAGGCATACATTTTTAATGCAGCCTTTAGATTTTCCCTGTTAATAGGTCCACAGAATACATCAATTGCAGCTCTAAAGTGTACACCGGCCATATTTTCCCAGTTTTCATTTATCACACTATTTATATTTGTCTTATCTACCCCAATTAAGATCTCAGTCAATCCGCCTATATCATCATACCCTTCAATTAAAAAACCTATATAATCATTAATTCCATTCATTATTAAAAACCTCCTTTTATTTAAAGACCCAAGTATTTTAGAGTTTGTATCATGTCTAAAGTCAGTGTTTTGAATGGTTTCAAGGGGATAATGGAACCAATGGACCAATGGAACAAGTGTTTCCCATACTATATATATACGCGTATTAGGCGCGTATAGGCATGCAGGCTTACATGTGCCTGCCCCTAATGTATATATATTATATATATAAATATAATTTGTTCCTTTGGTTCCATACCACCTTTAAACCCTTTATTTAATTACCTTACAAGATGGAACGAAGTGTCTAAAAAACTTGTTCCTTCCTGTTCCGTTTGTCCCTTCATAAAATTCTTTCAAAGGATCTTTGTCTACCATATATTTTAAATTCGATTTTATTTTTTGTTTTTCTCCACCCTTTTAGACCATTAAGAATGTTATTAAGTTCAATTGAATCCGATTTTCTTATATCAGATTTATTTTTTTCGTAGCACTCACACCATATTTCTAAAGTACAAATTCTACTCCTTTTAACCATGCCTTCAATAATATCTACCCCCTGGAGGAAACTTCTTCTCTTATATAGGTCCCATTCTTCCCAGTCCTTTGGTAGCAGAATATCAAGAAATTTTAATATAACTCCTTCTTTTTCATTAGCCTCATAGTGTTCTTCCTGTTCTTCTCTTGCTAAATCCTCTTGTTTTTCAGTTAAAAATAACTTTTCTTTTTTATCATGCCAGAGCACAATAGCCTCCGCCCAAATCTGGTCCCTTTCCTTTGCCAAATCAGTTTGAAGATCTTTAGATCTTCCTTCTTTATTTACAACAACTGGCCAATACCTTCTATTCCCCGTAGGATCCTTTAAAAATTCATATTTATTAGTTGTGCCCGCAAACACGCATTGCCTTTTTAGAAATGAACTTCTTTTATCAAAAGCTAGTCTTGTCCTATCTTCTTGAGAGGATATGAATCTCTTTATAGCATTACTCTCTGACCTGCTAAAAGCTTGTAACTCACCAAACTCAATAATCCAAGAGTTCATTAATTTCTCTATGGCTTGGTTACCCTCAACTTCTTGGATTGAGTCTGTGAACCAATCCCCCGCGAGCTTTTGGAAGAATGTACTTTTACCTATTCCCTGATCACCTATGAGAACTAACATATAGTCAAATTTTATCCCTGGTACAAATATTCTAGCTATAGCTCCACATAACCATTTTCTAGTTACCAGTCTTGTGTACTCTGTGTCTTGAGCGGCTAAATAATCTATAATTAAAGTATCAATTCTGCTTATGCCATCCCATTTTAAAGATTTTAAATAATCTCGTACTGGGTGAAAGGCCTTATTTTTAAAAGCTAATGCAATAGCACTATAATATTTGGTTTGTGGTGCACCTTCATAATATGTTTCTAGAAATTCTTGGAGTCCATCATCATCGCTACCCTCCCAGTCCGCTTTATTACCTTCTTTTCTCCATGGTAACTTACCAAGTACTACAGCCCTGTTAGAAAATTCGTTATATGCAATCTTACCTTTAAGTAAAGGTTCATTTTCAATTACAATTCTGAAATTTTTAATAGTACAGTCTAATTTCCCTTTGGTATAGGTAAGTTCTTTTACCCACTTAATATCTGCTTCTGCCTGATCCTCAACTATACCAAAGTCCTCTTGAGCCTTTTCAATACTTTCTTTACCCAAAGTTTGCTTCACTTTTTTATCACAACTTGCAAACTCTGACATTCTAATAAAAGAGGGTATTCTATTAGACGGAGTATTTTCTTTAGCTTCATCATCAAGTTCTCCAAATTTATGGATTCTAACTAAGTCAAAAGCATTTACTAATAACCCTGACGTTGGGTCTGTACCATGATGACTAAAACTAAATTTATCTTTATATATTTTAAGACCCGCAAAGGATGATCCCTCTACAAATGTGTATCTTGTATCATCAGCACATGCAGTATAAACATCATCTAGGAACTCCTCTATAGCTTCCTGTATAGAATAGGTCCTGCAGAACGCACCTATAATGCCCCTCTTTTCTAAAGGATCCTCTTGCTTTTTTATAACACTATTTAGTTTTGCCCTTGCTCTACTACTCTCCGGCCAATAACTTATATCATTCCAACCAAATGTATATCTTGCAAGCACATCATCAGGATTAAGCCAAGCTAAGTCTTGAACCTTAAAGACATAATCTCCATCACATGAAGTACTTGGCCAATACATTAAACGACTAGGTTCATAAGTTGTATCATCAAACTGATCTATTCCTAAATCATCCGCAAGCATTCTTGATATGGCTTGATACTCGTCAGGAAGTACCGGTCTTAGTAGTGGAATTACAAGTCTTAACCTCTGGTTATCAGGTGCATGTGTATGAGTTGAATACATAGTCACTGAGAAGTCCCATAACAGCTCTATGCTTGACCAAATATCCCCATTGATATAATCTAAGTCTAATGTTAGAAGTGTTCTATTTGCTACATTCTCAGCTTTTCTACGACCATTCTTTAAGGAGCCACCTACAAATCCACCAACATCTTTTAAATTATCTCTGTCTGTCTTAGGTAATTTTTTGTACTCTATGAATGTCTCTGGTGTTCTCATTGTGATACTCAGCTTTTGAATTAATTCCGAGTAAAGCATGTTCTTATTTTTCCAATGTAATTCTTTTTTACTTCTGCCAATAGCTAATGCAACTAATCCATCATGTTTAATTTTTTTCAATATGTAATTTTCTGGCATCAATTTTTATCACCACCATACCATTCAGCTTCTTGACTTTCTAAGCATGCTAAATATTCAGGACTATAACAATCTTTATGATTACTGTAATAAGATTCTCTTAATATATTAGCAACTTTTATAAGTTTCTTATAATATCCTATATTTTCACTATTTATAATTGACATTGCCAGACGGATAGTCAAATCATATGCATGACTTGCTTTACAAGGCTTTTCATCAGTTTTAAGCCACACTTGATAATCATGTTTTATATCTTTTTCCATTTCTAAATCAGCCTTAATTTTTTTTAATTCAGCTTCTAATTCTTGTATTTTTAACTTATCATCATGTATTTGAGCGTTAGCATCTGTTCTATAGGTAAGATTGTTTTTTCTTATCATTTAATTTTTCCCCCTAGATATTTGTTTATTTTTATTTGCCTTGTCAGTGAATAATATTTGTATTTTGGGTACCATACTTTAAACTCTCTATTACCCTTACTACTGTTACAACTTTTGCATGAGGGTATTATGTTATTAACTGTATACCCACCACCTCTACTCAAGGCTATGAAGTGCTCTTGCGCTAGTGGTAATTCTTTGCCACAATAAGCGCATCTATTATTAAAATATAGCTTTGTATTCACCCATTCTTTGAAAGTAAATGTATTAGGTAAATTTTTCTTTTTAGCTAAACGTTTTTGAGTTCTAATATAAGCTTTACTTCTATTATTTTTATAGTATTGTTTATGATTTTCTGATAATTTATTCTTATTTAATTCTCGATATTGTATAGCTTTTTCTGCTATTTTATCTTTATTTTCTTTATAATATTTTTTACCCCGTTCAGCCATAATTTCTTTATTAGCATCACGAAATTTTTTACTTCGTTTTGCTATAGCACTTTTATTAGTTTCATAGTATTCCTTAGCATCCTTTGATATTGTGTCTTTATTGGCTTGTTTATATTTTCTATTCCGTTCTTTAAAAGCAATATTATTGGTTTGAATATACATTTTCTTTTGCTCTGTTATAGCCTTTTTATTTTCACTACGATATTCCTTTTCACATTTTCTACATCGATATTTATATCCATCTTTAGAACTACTAAGCCTATTAAACATACTAATATTTAATTCAATTCTGCATTTAGTACAAATTTTTGTTTGCATAATTTCTCACTTCCTTACATATATTATATCATACTTTATCATACTTTACAATATAATACTCATATGTTATACTACTTTATGAGGTGGTAATCATGAAACAGAAAATAGCCATTACTATTGATGAAGAAATACTAGAAGGTCTAAAGGTTTTATCTCGCAAAGAGGATAGAAATATTAGTAATTTGATTAATAAAATAGTTAAAATATATCTTGAAGAGAAGGTGAAATAATCCTTCTCTTTTTCCTCCTAAGATTTTATTTAATCAAAGGAGGCATGTGCTATAATGGCTACATACTCCTTTGTGAGTTGAGAAAGCTTGAAGTTGTCTAGGCCAAGAGCTTTCTCTTTTATTTTCTCATTTTAAATTTATTGATTTGTTTCGCCTTATTTTTGTAATCCCTACTATGACATTTATTTACAATTAGTTAATTTTATATTAATTTTTGGCTACATGCTCTACAATACTTATCTTTTTTAGCAACTATCATTTCGCATCTAGGACATTTATAATATTTTTTACCATTATATTCTCTAGTAATAACTTCTTTAGTATCTGTAATGGTATTACCCATCTTAACTAGGTTTTTAGTAGGTTCAATTCTAAATTGTCCATGTTCCCAATCAAACCCCAAACACGCATATTTAATACTACATGAAGCCCTACCACCTATAGAATTTTCAGAAAGTGTTATTAATACTGAAATATCTTTTGCATCATCTATGGTGTTTAAATGGCTTATAGTGTCATCTACTATAGTTTTTAATTCTTCTAAATCCATTTGCTTTCTCCTTTCTATTGGTAAATATTTACATTTATATTGTTTTTGTAATCCCCACTACTCTTTAATGAATTTAATTTCAACTTTTTGAGGTATTAACGGAATGTTTTTAAGTTCTTCCTTTTTTAACTCCCACAATAATTCATTGCATGGAATATAAACTTTACCATTACCATATTCATTCTCCACAAGTAAACCAAATTTAACTCCATCATTGTCATGTGTCCTTATAACTTCACCTATCATAATATCCTCCTAAATTAATCGTTTAATCTTTGAATAGTCTCTATCACATCTACTGTTAAATATTCTTTGGGTATCTCTAACTCTGTATAATCAACACCTATACCATCATTTAATAGAGTTAAATCTGATTTTTTAACGCTATAAGCCATTTCAATTAAAGGTATTCCACCAACAAGGCATAAACCTTTTTTAGTTAATTGATGAACTTTAAAATTTGTCTTATTTTCACCAACAACAATAAATTCATTTGTGTTATCGTACTCACTTACTATTTTGTATAATCTTGTCTCTGTATTTATTTTATATAATTTAAATTCTAATAACATAATTTCTCCTTTCAGTTAGTGCGGATTTTCTTCATAATCCGTATCAAAGTTTATCTGAATAACTCATTTTGGAACAACCCCGCCTGGTTAATGTAGGAGTATTAATTGCCTTATCAATATCCCAATGACTTCTTAATATCCTTTGCTTTAAAGTGCATCTTGCAATACCATTTAATTCTGCTGCTTGATATTGTTCATTTGTAATTTTCTTTCTTTTAGCTGCACCTAAAGTACCGCATTCAATTTTTGTAAGCAGTGGAGTATTTAAAGCCTTTTCAATATCCCATTTATACCCCTGTACCCTATTTCTAAATGCCTCTATACTTATTCCATTTTGCTTTAAAGTTTTTATCATAGTATTGCTTATATTCTTTGTGAATTGATGATGTTTACACTCTGTAGAGGCTCTCTCTATAGTCCATCCCAACATCATGACCCTATTGTAAAAAGTTCTTACACCAATTCCATTTATTTTAGCAATGTCATAATCAGCTGGTGTAATATAATATCTAAATTCCATAGCTTCCTCCTAATCTTTCTTATAATAATCTGTTTCATATCCATCAGCTTTAAGTGGTAAGCCTGGTGCCCAATCAATTGGTTCCCCAAAGATTGCATTTACTTCTTCAAGTGAGCCTTTATTTCTAGGAGTATCAAGTATTACCTCATCATGGACATGCATTACTATATGATAATTTGCTTTTTCTACCTTAACCATTGCCTCACCTAAGCAATCTCTTGCAGTGGCTTGAACAATATTCTCCACAATCTTAGGTCCATAAGTTTCTAAGGTGGTCCATTGCTTTGAGGTCTGTTCCATACCCTCATATGTGATTACTGGCTTACCGAATTTTCCTTCTGCTATTTTAGGTCTTATATAACTTAATTTTCTACCTGAGGGCAACTGTATGAATAAAACTCCTGGATCATAAATAAATTTAAGTCCAAACTGTAGGCAAACTGTAGTTTTTTCATTTATAGCTTTCTTTGCTGCCTTATCACAATCCCACCAAAATTTAGTTATATGAATATTAGACTCTCTCCATTTATCCACAAGTCCTTTAAGTTCATCCTCTTTAACACCCATTTTTAAAGCACCCATAGCTGTAAGAGCTCCAACACTTCCACCATAACCAAGTGCAAGCTCTGAAATTTTACCTTTTTGCCTTAGTGGTGATCCTTTAGTAATACTCTCTATAGGTACCTTAAACATTTGACTTGCTGAAGCTTCATAAATCTTTCCATGAGTAGCAAAAACCTTCATTCTCCAAGTTTCACCTGCAAACCAGGCTATAACCCTGGCTTCTATAGCGCTAAAATCTGAAACAATGAACCTATTACCCTGCCTGGGTATAAATGCGGTTCTAATAAGTTGAGAAAGTGTATCTGGTACACTATCAAACAAAAACTCTACTTCATCAAAACGCCCCTGCTTCACACAATCCCTCGCATAATCTAGATCTGGTATATGATTCTTAGGTAAATTTTGTACCTGTATGAGTTTACCTGACCACCTCCCAGTCCTATTTGCCCCGTAAAACTGTAATAGTCCATGTGATCTATGATCTTTACAAAAAGCATTTTTCATGCACTTATATTTTTTAATTGAAGTCTTAGCCATAAGTTGCCTAAGTTCTAAAATTCTTTTAACACCATCATCCTCAGCCTCTTCAAGAAGATCGGATATACTATCCTTAGTTAAGCTAGTTACTTCATGCCCTAAACGCTCACCAATCCAGACTTTAAGTTGAGCTGGTGAATTAGGATTACTAAGGCCTGTAAGCTCTTTTGCTTCAACTTTTAATCTTTGAGTATATTGAGCGTCGCACTTAATCGCTTGATTAACAAAATCTATATCTATACCTACACCAGTATCATTAACTTTTTGATCCAGATTCCATAATTTCTGTTCAGTTTCAATAGTTATATATTTACTAGTCATGTTCCATATTGCACACATTGAAACAACATCTTGAACGCAATATGTTTTAAATAATTCCCATTTTTCAATATTTTCATTTGCTAAATTCCTAGTTATAAGATTATTTCTTTTAGTAGGTTTACATGGTTTACAGAAAAACAACACCAAAGCTCTACCAGCTCTAAGTTTTTGCTTATCATCCCCAAAATTTAATACCTTGCCTATAGCGTCTAAACTTCCTGGTAGCCCTAAAGTTAAAGCTTTTACCATACTGCAATGCCACTGTTCAGGTTGCATTTCTAAGTTGAAATGACTTTTAATTGCATTTCTCTCAAAATTAGCATTATGAGAAACTTTTATTATGTTTGGATCAGTTAAGGCCAGATATACTTTCTCAGGTATTTTGTCTATAGTCATATCAACTATTTTTACTTCATCATTATTAAAAGCATAAGCAAATAGCATTATCTCAAAATTAGGTGATTCAACGTATTTATAAGCACCACAAAGTTTAATATCAAAATCCGAGTACGTTTCAACATCAATGAATAAGTAATTATCCATCTATCTCACCACTTTTATTTAGCCATGCGTAGCTTACATTTTCATAAATGCTACTAATAGTTCTTCTATTTACACCAAAAAGCCAACCAATATTTTTATGACTTATACCAGTACCAAATAATTTTCTAATTTCTATAACTTCTTCAGTCGTTAATTTTCCTTTAGGAGTTCCATATCTATACTTATCAATTTCGTTTTCTGAAAACGTTCCATACTTTAAATTACTCAATTTATTATTAAAAGAATTGCCATCCAAGTGTCTAATAACTTTATACTTTTTTGGCATAGGGCCTTTAAAAGCTAGGAGAATTAAAACGTGAACGGTAATTTTAGAGCCATTCATCAGTACACACTCATAATCAGTGTTTGCTCTACTAAAAGTATTAAAAGTAAATATCTTCCCTGGATATTTTCTTGACGCTAATTTTCCCCACCTATTAATCTGTGTTATCAGTCTGTCCAAACTTCTTATACGTCCAAGGTTAGAAGCCTGATAATCCTTAAAATTTGGTATATTCTTCCATATTTCTTTCATATTAACCACTCAATCTGAGGTTTTCCGATATATCCATGTTCCCATATAAACCAAGCAAAGCATATTGTTCCACTATTCTTAGGTCTTTCAATTCCTTCAGGATACATTTGAACTCTCTTACAAAACACGTATACAATTTTTAGAGGTGTGTTTTTGAAAAATTCATAACGTTTAACACTTTCAAGAAATGTGAGCTTTAAAAGCATTGCAACTTTTCCTGAAGTAATATCTAAGGATTTTAGAATAATCTCTTTAGCACAGTAATACGGCGGATTGGTTACTATATTGTCAAATTTACTATCTTCTTTTGAATTTAATTTCAATATATCAGCACCCTTTACACCATATACATCATCATCCGTCCTTATATCGCCTGAATATACCTCATAGTCTGCATTTTCTAGTACAATACTTATTGCACCTGATCCGCAACAAGGTTCTAGTATATCGCCTTCAAACTTCTCATATTCCAGTAATTTCTTAGTTGCCCAGGTAGGCGTTTGGTAGAAGTCAATTCCATCATTCTTCTTTCTGCCCGCAATGCTTATGCCATTCATTTATTATCACCACATACAAATAATTTGCTTTTATCAAGTTTTACTGAAAGAGCTATACAATCGTCGCCTTTTCTTACACTTGATATATCAAAGCCCACACCTTCTAGATATTCGGCAATATCTTTAGCACTTGACTTGTTATTACAAACATATCTAACAAGGTTATAATTCTTTCTAACCTCTTCAATTTCTAGATCTTTAGCTTTTATAAGAAGTGGTACTAAACTACCTGAAAAGCTACTTCGGTTAAACATTTGTTGTTTAATTTTCTTTGTACCAATAAAGTCATTAAGCTCATGTAATAAATCATTATATTCACACCGAGGATAGTTAACGCCAACGTTATCGCTCATATCTAAAACTAACTTTTGAATTTCAATTTGCAATGAGTTAGTTAAATTTTGAATATCAACTATTCTTTTGTTATATCCACCAGTTTCAAATAATTTCTCTTTTGCATCACTAATTATTTTATTATGTCTAGTATTAACACTGCTTACAGCCTTACTTTCTACCACTTCTATAAATTCCATTAAGGCTTTTTTCTTCATAATTTACCCTCCACTTTCATATGTATTAAGAAGTGAAGCTTGATCCCTCAATCAAACCTCACAATTAAATTACTTTTATCTACTATCTAAGCTAGAAAATCTTGTTCAACAGCTCCAAAATCTTCACTAGCACTTGCACCACCAGAAAGTTTTTCTCCATCTTCAAGCTTTTGAACATTATTTAAACCTGCTGCTATACCCTTATTTGCGTTCATAGCAAAAGCATAAAAATTAATAGAAACTCTAGCATAACAACCTGAATAAACTTCTTCAGCGTCCATAACTGGCTGTACGTCCATATCTACAACACCTGGTCTATTTTTAGATGAAGCATTAAGAAAATAACAATTTGCATATGCTTCGTCGCCTTCATGGTCAATGTCTCCATCCCTTAGTGGAATTTTTATATTCTTAGCAATTTTTCCACCTAACTTAGCTAGTCCATTTTGTTCTGCTTCGTCTATTGCTTCTCTAACACATGAAAGTGTTTCTGTATCTGATTTACTTATTAACACACATACGCTATATTTAGGATCGTTACCAGCCATTGCGCTAGCCTCGAATAGATGTTCATAAGATAGTCTTACCTTCCCTGTAATAACCTTTGTACCTTTTCTACTTGCTTTAACTTTTGCCATAATTAATGATCTCCTTTTATTTTTAATTTGATTTACTTTCAATTCCTAAAAAGTCTTGCATATCCTTAATATCTTTTTCTCCATATTTCGCTATCATAGAGTGAAAAAAAGAATTGTCATAATACTCTTGCTTACTTGCGTCGTTATAAAGTCTTAGATCTGCTAAAAGTTCAGCATTTTGTGAAGTTGTATCCTTTATCAAAACCGGGTTACTTATTAATAGTGTTTCATCTTTAATTCCAAAATCAACTTTTACTGAGTTGAATACTTCTCTTTTATCACTTTCAGGGACTAAAGTAGGTTTTCCCATTGGTTTTTCAATGTACTCACTACATAATTCGTTAAATTGTTTTTTGCCTATTGCTTTTTCCATTGCAGTAATTCCTAACAGTTGCTTTGGTTTATATATGTTTTCTGTATCAATTTCACCTGATATTAAGGCACTTATAATCTTTGTTTCATCAGTATATTTTCTACTACTCTTGCCTTCTACTATCTTCCAACCTGTATATTCAATTCCTAATAACGCTTGATCCAGCGCATATTCTTGTACATCCTTGCTCCACTTAGCGAGTTCACCAGCTTTTCCTAAAATATCAGCAATTTCTTCTTCATTTAAAGTTGGGGAAGCCTTAAATTCATACTTAGCAAGTTCCATATTTTTGTCTGCTCTCGCCTTGCATACTGCTTTGGCTCTACAGAAACCACAATGATTACCTGCACAATATTCTCCTTCACCCTTAAAGGCTAGTAGAGCAGTAGGTTTTACAAATTCATCTGCCCATTTAAGTAAGTCAATTGCTGTTATTTCATCACTTGAAATGCTGTCTAATCTAGGCTGAATGATAGTCATTTTTACATTCTTGATATCATATAGAAACTCAAACTCTGCTATAGCTCCAAGTGCGTACAATCTCATTTGAACATTATTTAATGCACTTACAGGAACACCTTTTCCGTACTTCAAATCACATATTTCTATTGTTCCATCTGCAATTATTACAAAATCTCCTGTTCCAAAACCTTCTGGAACCCATTTACTAAAATTTAATCTTTGTTCTATTTTGAAGAGAGCATCCTTTGTTTTTGACTTAGCTTCAGATACTTTTTCCATGCAAGTATCCGTATAAATCTCAACATAATCTGGCATGTCATTTGTAAAGAGTTCATTTGCTTCAATCTTCTTGAATTCTAAATTAAATTTTCTTGTACTAATTTCACCAAGATTATGCTTTAAACTTAATTCTCCAAGTTCGTGAGCCAAAGTTCCCTCAGCTGCAAAAGCACTTGTTTTATTTGCATAGTTTTCTTCAAGCCTTGCTGAAGGTTGGCAAGCCATCCATCTATAGGCAGAACTCGCACTTAATATTGCATGTTGAACCATTAAACCAATCCCCCAGCTTCTTTATATATAGTTGCATAATCTGTTTCTTTTAGTTCTGACAAGTTATTAGCCCCAAATTTAGCTGTAAGTTCCTTAGCTTCTTTCTGTTTTCCTTCTTCGAATAATTTAGTGAATACTGCTCGGACCATTTCCTTGGTAAATAAAAGCTCTACTGGACCAGTTTTTGTTTCATCTGTTTTAACTATTTCAGCATCTTTTATTTCTACTACCGCCTCAATTTTTGTTTCTATAGGTGTTTCTACTTTTTTAATTACTTCAACTTTTGTTTTTGGTGCTGAATTTGCATATCTATCTGCTTTTACTTCTGTAACAGGTCCTGAGATTTTACCTCCAAATGTACTTATAAAACTTACTAATTCTGCATTGGAATTAAATTCTGCTACAATTTTCATTTAATTTTCTCCTTCTTTAATTATTTTTTAATATGGACCCATATCATTGAGTTCCATTACACCGCGGTTACTACCATGTTTGGCATGATATTCAATAACAAGTTTTTCTTTGTCAACATATTGCTTTGTGATGATAGTTTTTTTCTTGATTAAGTCAATTGTTCTTTTAGCTACATATATAAGCTCACCATTTTCTGCCGGATAACTTACTTTTTTCAATCTACCCATTTAATCAAAACCTCCTAAAAACAATTTTTCTTCATATGCTTCAACATCTACCCTCTCAACAATCCACTTTGATGCATGTTCAATATGCTTTTTATTACTTGAGTATCTTGAAAAAATACCTATTGAGAATGAGTTGTTTGTTGGTACTACTACAATATTTCCTTCCTTTAAATCACTTATATCTGTGTGGTAAGAGTATTCCATAAAGTCCTGATACCCTTTGAATTTGATTAATGCAACTTGTCTACTCAAAATACTGCCCTCCTTGATATGTCATCTGGTACTTGGTATACTGTAATTAGGTTTATTTTGTTTGGGTCCTTGTCAGAGGATCCTTTTTTATTCATTCATTTCACAAAAATCTTTCAAGCAATTTATACAAACATGTTTACCCTTATAGGTAATCAAGTCATCTCCACTGCCACAAAACAAACAATCCGGTTCATATTTTTTAAGAACTATGGTGTCGTCCTCTGTGTAAATTTCCATTGGAGTACGTACTGGAATATCTAAAATATCTCTCAATTCTTTCGGTAACACAAATCTTCCTAATGGGTCTATTTTTCTAACAATACCGGTCGATTTCATTGTTTTTTCCTCCCTATTTTTGATTAATTAGAAGTATTATTATTGGAATTAGAAGTGCTGCTTTCCATCCTTTGTCACCTTTCTTAAATTCTCGAATTATGATAAATAGCAAAACTACTATGCTATAAGCTG